TCAATCAGCAATGAACACGATCGATGAGATTTTGTTAGCATTGTAATTTCTTTTTTAACAAAGGTTCAAACATGAAACGTCATTTGCAAGCTCAACCGACTGCGCCCGCCCCCGTCGTTCATCTGTCAGTCGAAGAAGAAGCAATCCTCGCCGACGAAAACAGCGAAGCAGAGATCGCCATCGATGCGGCCGCCGCCGACACCGACCGCGTTACCGAAGTGGCCGAAGTGGCCAACGACACAATGCTGGTGGTCGATGAAACCCCGGAAGTTGGCCAAGTTGAACAAGAACTCGTCAACGCCGTCGGCGAAATGGCAGTCGCTGGTACCGATGGCAATCCGGAAGATGTTATCTCGATGCCCGTCGCCGATGGCGAGGTCATGAGTGTCGAAGGCATTGTTAGCGCCCTGAAGTCGATCTGGCACGCCATCGTCACTGCCATCAAGAACATGTGGGTCGGTATCAAACACTGGTTCACCACCTACTTCTCGACTCTGGAACAAAACAAGAAGCATGCCGAAGGACTGATCAAGCGTCTGTCCGGCATGAAGGGTTACCTGGCCAACAGTGGCGCGGAACTGACGAGCACCATCGCCGACATCTTCAACTACAGAGGTAATACCTGGATGGACTTCTTCAACCATGCTGGTCGTGTTGATGCAGAATTCCGCCAATATGTGCTCGTTGCTTCGGAAACCCATCACGCCCTGATGGCGCCAATCGGCGAAGACATGGAAGACGCTTTTAAGAAGTACAATGGCGAAGACACGAGCGATGTGGCCAATGTCGTCGATATGTTGGGCAAAACACTCAACAACTACATGAAGCGTCTGCACCTGGAACCACAGAAAGGTGATAAATGGAGCAGCAAGACACTGGCCAACATGACCGTCACCGCCAAAAACTACAGCGCAAACTGGAGTGTTAGCGGCACCAATCTCGAAACCAAAATCGCCATGCTGTCGAAGGTGCGTTTCGATGTCGACCAAAGCACCGAGTTCGCCACCACCAAAGGCCGTGTCATGAAGAACGACACCACGCCAGAAATGGTGCTGCAAGCGGTCGAGTCGCGCCTGGGCTTTATCAATGAACTGCTGAAGTTCAAAGGCGACCAATTCAAATCGCTGGAAACGGCGATGGAGAAGGTGCAGAAAGCCTGCGACGACATGCTCGGTCGCATCAAAGACGATAACAAAGAAGGCACAGCATTCGCCAAACGCCTGATGCCGTTGTGCTCGGCCTACGCTAACTGGGCCACACAGCCGACTGCCAAGCTGTTCTCGATCGCAGCACGCCACAACAAGTATCACCTGTCGTTCTTCGAAATGGCAACGAACAACTTCAAACCTGCGTAATCATCCACGATGACATCTCCCTCTCCTACCCGACAAGGGTAGGAGAGGGAGTATGCCGTTAGTAATAGTCCATGGCCAGTTGGCTCAAGTCATCGTGATTAAAGTAAAAACCAATCGTTTCCAAAATCAGGTAAAACATTGCAGATGCTTTTTGAACGATTTTGCGTACATCGACAGCCATCATGATTTCTTCTGGAATTCCTTTGGCCGATACAATTGGCAAAGGTAATTGCAACGAGGTGATTTTGTCACGCCCGTTTTGTTCTAACCAGCGCCGCATGGCTTTCGAAATCGATGGATCAGGAATCCGTTCCAGCCAAGCGTTGGTCTTGGTTTTGCTGTCCAATTCCAAACTCACATAAATGGCTTTGTAAGGTGGTGGGGCGATGGGGCCATACTTGTGACCAAATACATCGTTCCACATGCCGTACTGTTTGTACGTCGAGGTTTCTACACCATTCTTGTACGCTGCCGGATCTTTCACTGTACTCAACTTCAAGAACTTGAATTCGCCCTTGCGGATCGATTCAACAATGCTGCGTTCAAGATCAGCGACTTCTTTCACATACTTCATCGCGCTAATGCTACCTTTGGTCATGATGTCATCCATGATAGCGAGCATCATGTTTTCAGCTTGCTTCACAATCTGTTTCGGCGCATTCGAGGATTTCAAGTGAACACCCTTGATTTCCTTCTCTAACGCTTTCTTAATATTACCTTCTTGACAGCTAATCTGAGCATAGTAGTGCTTACCCAATTGCGTCAAGGCAAAGACGTCGAACTTGTATTCGTTCTTCATCTCAATCGTAAAGGCATGATCGCGACCGATCCCCACGTTGGCCGACATCTTCGCCAGAATGTGCACGATCGACTGGGACGCCAAGAAGATCATACTTGCCGTGATAGCATCGTACGTCGCATCAAACTTCACCGACTTACAATACCAGATAATCCAGTCTTGTGTGGTAAAGATCGTTGAGTCCGTATCGGATACCAACACCACCCGGCGCAAGCTACTTGGGAACATGGCAATCGATGCAGGTAGATTGTCAGTCGCCCAAAAAGTACGGATCAGGTCAGCATAATGCCACAGTGTGATGGCGATGCGTTCTGTTTGGGCAGCCACCAAACCATAACCACGTGGATCGTTCTTTTGAATTTCTTGAAGCGATTTACCTTTGGTAATTTCTGGCTGCAACTGCTTGGCCAAGTTCAAGAAGTCTTCTGGCCACTTCTTGATAACTTCCGCAGGATTTAATACAGGTTCATCGGCTTTCGCAATCAACCGTGTCATGAAGGTACGAACAAATTCTTCGTTAAATTCCTTCAACTGGTACATGTCGCCCATATACACAAAAGCAGCACGCTGAACTGGCGACAGATGGTTAATCAAGTCACGCAGCTTGTCGTAGCTGGGTACCGAATTCCAATACAGTTTGGCTGAACGGTAAACTACTTGGAACGTTTCTTCTGCACTAGGATAATGCAAGTTGTACTTCGTCATGACCTCTTCCACCACTTTCATGTCGGTGTGGGCAATGATGGAGACGATGTTGTTGCGTGCAGTGTTGTACGACCAGTAATGGCGGTTACTGGCCAAGAACCGTTCATTGTTGGCATTACCATACGCCGACGTTTGTCGACACGACGAGGTCAAAGAGCTGTGACCGGTCTTGTTGTGCAGCGGATTGTATTCACTGACCATTGCCCCCGAGACGGCATTGTTGGCCAACTTTTCAGTTGTTTGCGAACCTTTGTAGAAGTTATAATTAAAACTTTTCTTTCCCTCTTCTTGTTCCGCAACAAACATGGCCTTCTTGGCTTTGCCGCGGCTTTTCACGTTGTCGTCTTGGAACTTCGACAACGGCGAGAGACGGATCTTGGGATTGTGATACGTGGTAAAGGTAGGGGCGTAAATCTGTTCTTGTTGCACGATATCGTGGATGTACTGCGACATGGGAACAGCAAACTCTTCTCGGTCCCCGGTATCGAAGTCGCGTTCCAAAAACACCGCATTTGGATCTTGCAATCGGAACTCGCCTTTCTCCGAGAAAAGTTGATAACGCACAAAGTTCTTGGCGTCATCGTAAGACAGTTCGCTATCCATCACCATCAGATGGACAGCTTGTTGATGTACCATATCTTCGACCGGGTTAATACTCCGGACGTAATCTTCAGCTTTAGAAATAAAGGGACTATCTCTCGACATGTTAACATCCTGGTTGGCTACGAACTACATCATTAGGACCCGTGATAGAAAAAATAAAAGTGGCATAAAAGAGAGCCCAGGCACCCGAAGGCGCCTGGGCTCTAAATCCCTGCTGGGATACCTAACAATGAACCAAAACTGTTTCTTCCCATGACACCATGAGAAAAAAATTGAGCGATGCCATCGATCTCAGGGTTGTGAAATGGTGAAATTTCAAACCACTCTCATCGGATCAATTGCACAAAAAGGATTAAAGGCAAGATCGACGACGTGAGCAGGATTACTTTTCTGCCATTTCGCGCCACCTTACGCTGCACATCCATGTTCACAACAGCATCGCTCAACACACTGCGCGCCTGTCGCATACAGACACAACTGCCCATCCGCTAGGCCAGGTCCCAACGAATGACGTCGAGGGTGTGTGATGCCCTCTCTGCACTTTATAAGAATGCCGGATAAAAAACGATTACAAAGCCGATTGGAAATCAATCGATGTGACTTTGAAACCGTTTGCAGCCAAGCATTCCAAGAGCTTTTGTCGACTGCTGCTCGCTTCGTTATCGATGACGATCGTGTGTCGGCCGAGATTGACTGACTCGATCGTACTCGGATTGATCCATTCCAGCGCCAAGATTTGAATCACGCCAGATGGTAACTGAATCTGGACATACTTGTACTTGGTCGGATCTTTCTTTTGGGTGGTATCTGGCAGCGATGGAGACATCAACGCATGGCGTGCGTAAATGTCTTCTCCCAACGCTCTCGCCGTGGCGGCGCTCAAGATCGATAAGACCAACACGTTCTTGAAATTGGTGCCTAGCACCGCCACGGGGTACACGCTAAACGAATAAGTGCCGCCGATTTCTAAGCTGCTCATTACAAAACTCCATCTGAAAAGTCAGTTTTTGTAATAGCGAACACTTAAGTCCCAGCCCTGCATAGCAAAGGGGAGATAACGTAATTCGCCATTAACATAAAAACCACGTTCTTGCAATACCGCCCACAGACGAACCATGAGGTTATATGCGATACGGTCAACAGCAACGTGGTCCACATTCAGATGATTGGCGAACATGAGCGAATCGTACTGCAAAATGTTACGGTCATCCATGTCCAAAGGACTATGTCGATCAAGAATCAAAAAGAGTTGATGGAACACTTCGAGACGGTCTTCTTGGCACAAGCGGTAGCCAAGTTGCATTTCAAAGTCTTCCACCATCTCCATTGTATCTAGGATCGTGACCTGATCTGTAATTACCATATTTCACCTGTGAGTGTCGTCGAGCGCTACGAGAGCGCAATCGTCTTCCCACCCAACGTAGTGATATGGGAAGTAGCCATTTTTGTACAAGCCGTACTCGATTAATCGCTGGTAGAGTTTCTTCCCAAACTCTACCGACAAAGCTGCGATTTGACGTCGCGTGCTAGACAATGCTGCCCCCAAAGATGTTACCGGAACATTCGAACGAATTTGGATATCGGCCATGTGTGCGACATCAATCCAAAGCGAACCCATCACCAAATCCAAGTCTTGTTCCGTCTCGTCTTTGGCTTTGATCGTTTCAATGACTGCCCCAACAATCATGCTGATATCGGGATGCCAACTGCGCACACGTTCAGAGACATGTTGCGCCAAATACACCTGCTTGTGAATCGAGCCGTCTGGAGCAATTGTGAATACTTCGGGAAAAGCACAATCAGCATCCGCTGGATAAGACATGATCTCGGTGTTGATGATCTTATCCCACTTTGAAATAAAGTCCTGCACAATGTCTGACATGCTCAGGATGTAGTAATCCGGATACTTCGGTTCGAGAATCGGTGGTGGTGGAATGTACACCGCATGCTGTTCAGCTGCGAGTTTGTTGTAGAGTGTAGGTTTCATTGTCTAGTGGCCGAGTGATGACTTTGTAGCGCTCCGTGCCCTGGGTCAACATCCCGAGTTCGCCAAGTTTATAATGCATGTTGGTACCGAACTCGATAATGCAGTCGCGCAGATATTGTTTCAGCTGCATTTCTTTCTGCTGGGCTTCCATAGGAGTAGTGTTCACGAACTCCACCTTCGCATACAACCAGTCATGTTTTATCATCTCATCGGCCAATCGACGCAGGTGCGTGAGCGGTTCGATGTGTTCGAACATTTGCATGGTTTGCCACTTCACCACATCCAAATCCACCGTCGGCAACTCGGGCGACGACAACCGGACTTGGAAGAGATTTACAGCCTCTGCAAAGTTCACGATATAGTGATTACCAACCGCCATCGGCCCTCCTACGCTCGTTCGAGCAAAATGTATTCAAAAGACGATCCCAACATAGCGGAAGCAGCATCGAGTTTACACAAAGACAATGTTTGTCGATGATAACGAACGAACTCCGAGGTTGTGCGATTAACCATGTAAAGTGCGATCGTTAAGTATTGCTCATGCGCCGGGTCATCCGGCGCGTAAGCGACCATGTGGTACTTTGAAGAAGCGTAGTAGGAATCAATTACGTTATCAACAAAGCATTGGTCTTCCTCGTCCGTGCTATGTGGATGTTTGAGATGGTAATCTAACAAATCGATTACCAGTCCTTTGAATCCCCCTTTGTAAAAATCAAACATGTGTTCGACAGTGGGGAACTGATCCAACACCCCTGCCGTTTCAATAAGGAGTTGTTTCATTGTCAGGTAACTTGAAATAGACCAGTAGCGTGGTATTGTCCGTATCCAAGACATACCGGGCGCTGGCCAAGGATTGGAATGAAATCGATGGAAAGCACCCCAGCACCGTCGCCATCGTCGCATCAAAAATGTGGTGCGCAATGCGTTGAGCATATTCAGGATCGACATGGTTGCGTTTCAAATACGCCACAGCCATGTCGATGTGGGAAGTGGCATCCCGGTCAAAAATCTTGACGCTCAATTCTTCCAGGATATAGCCAACAAAATCACGCATCACAATCTCGTATTGCGATTGGATAGAAAGCGACTTGATTGCATCTTCCACCAACTGCATGACAGGATCAAAAGCCAACTTAAACAATGCCTGCATAGACGTTCTCAGCGGCGATAAGATTGGAGATCATACGCGTAGGACCTGGCCTGGTTCGCATCTTGTTCGCTAACAAAACGGTCCCAGCTACCATCGGCACGGGCACGCAGCCAGCGCTGATAATCAGGATCGTTTACCGTGCGTTCCCACTCATGGATACGATGGTCGCCCAGTTGGTCGATACGGATATTGAAACCGTTATCATAATTCACGGTAAACATGGCGTATGGCGTATTGCGTAGCATATTGCGAACAGGCGACACTACCGGCAACAACGTATCAAAGATACCTGTTAGGGTACGCTGAAACCACGGGTCGTTACGCAAATGCTCGATCTTTTGGCTATCGGACAGCGTCACTGGCAAATACTCTTCGCTGATGAACGGCAGTACCAGTTCTTCGATCGTGCGCAACGGCAGCGTGTTAAAGCTGCGGGTGGCGGCGATGTCGTTTTCCAACACGATCTTACACAACCGAATTCCGTTAACTGGGATCTGCGGATGCAGCGTCGTGCTTTGCGCCAAGTGGCGCGGTAGCACAACCTTCCGCGGTTGTTCATGCGTGCCAGATGTTTCGTCGGCTTCGTTGTAATACGGCGGCATGAAATTGTGGTCCATCTCCACCACATCAAACGGTGTGGTAGCCACCTGTTCCAAATTGGTGACACGGATGTAGTTGTAGCGGTAATACTGCCACGGTTGGTTATGCGGATGCGTCAGTTCACCTTGAAACCAATTCATCGGGTACATCGATTCATTGACACGCGTGAGCACATTTTGGCTACTACTTTTAACAAATACTGGCTGCTGGTACCAGTACACGCGATCGGCATAGAGCACGGGATCGAGTTGTCCTGGTAAGTACAACCCCGCTACCGGCGGCGCTGCCACCGTTACCAACGCGCTGTCGATGTAGTAAGCAGCATCGTAGATATCAGCGATGTAAGTGTGGTGAACTTCCAGTTGGTGTGAGAGTTGGGAATAAGGCATGGTCAGATGGGTTGTCGTGTCGGATCAAAGCTGGCTTCGATATACAACCAGCAAGATTGTCGTGAAATTTGGTGGGTTACGATATCCCCATAACCGGCAACGAGAAACGGAAAAGATGTATAAGCGCGTATCGCGCGGTGCAAGTTGAAGTCGCTTTCTAGCGCATCGTAGATGGCTTGGAACTCAGGATTTCTTTCTTGCTTTGTTTTGAACGAATAGAAGTCTTTGAGGATAAAACAAACAATCCAATCGATCAAATAATCTCGTTGCGTTTTGTCTTTGTGAAACCGGTCTGTTTCCGTCCATGGATAATTGAGATCGAGCGCTTTGACGTCGAGCAACCATGGAAAATTCGGGGAAATGCGATACAAACAATCTTCCAAATACAACAGAAAGTCGTTGATATCTAAGATCCAAACAAACCTTTGCATATTGGTTTTGTTGTCCATGGGAATCCTTTTTACGGCACTTACGTATACAATACGCCCAATGGGTAAAATAACGCTCAGAAATGGTTCTAGTGCGTTTTAGAGCTATTCTTAATTGAAGAGACATCATAAAAAAAGAGACTACTTACCTAATCATTCTCGCAATGAGAACAGTTAGGTAAGTAGGGTGAAATGGGGGAGGGGATTCTAATGCTTCACAGGAAGAGTCGTACGCCTCAACCACAGCTTCGGCTATCCCGCCCCCAAGTGTACTTCATTTTAACGTCCGATTATCACATCGTCACCATTCATCACATCAATGCACCCGGAACCATTCTGCTGATTCATGAATCAGTGACTGGGCAAATGTCATTGGGACAAAAGTAGCTAAGACCGAGACTCAAGACAAGCGTCGGGCAGACGCTTAATACCGCACGCAGCGGATGGCTTTTTAGGTGTTGGAAATCTATCCCAATGTTAGATAGACGTAGCTGCCGAATCCTCGAGACTCGCGCTATTAATATCCGGAGGTCTATGGTTTTCATCATCAATACTCGCAGTCGTCAGAGTTTTATGGGGGAGCTGGCACAGTCCTTAACCGTGTGCTCGATCCCGGCTCCGGGCGTGAGATAGATGGTGGGCCGATTAGGCGCCACAGAACTTCTACTATCACGTAACTCGTGTTGGTGCACGATTGCGTCAACGAATGCAAAGTAACGGGTGTCGAAGCCTGCACAAACATTGTGGGCCTCCAACACTTGTACCATTGCACCGGTTAACGCTTTGGCGATAGTAGACACCAATAAAGCACCCGCACCTATTATCAGGATGCGGGGGGCTGACATCAGCTGAAGCTAACCGATGGTTCGTCTTCGTCCTCGTCGCCGAAGGCCGTGGATTCTTCGATTTCCGGCTTCTCGCGTTTGGATTGCTTGCGCAGGCTGGCGAGGTAACCGTTGACCAGGCCATCGGCGATCACGAAGTTGACCGTCGTGTTGTTGAACGGCGCGCTGTCCTTGATGTCCGGCACGAAACCATCGGTGTGGTATTCCGGAATGAAGTCTTCCGGCATTTCCGTGGGCTTGCCGGTACGTGCCAGCGTGGCCACCGACAACACATTACCCAGACGATCGAGTTCTTCTTCGAACTTATCGTCGCCGGCTTCGGTCAGTTCACGCAGCAGAACCGTCAGGCTGTAGACTTGCGCCTTCAGACCCTTGATGACTTCGGGGCGCGTGAAGTACAGCCAATTGCGCAGGTCCATCGAGTCGAGACCGATGTTGCGACGCGAGAACAGCATACCGATCCAGCAGATCGTCGAACGCATGTGCTCGTTGACCTTTTCGCGCGGCATGGTCTTCGAGTTTTGCATGTAATGCATCACCACCGGCGCGTTGCGGACCTTGGCGATCTGCTCGTAGTTCTTGATCGTGTCGATCGAATTGTTCGCTTCGATGCGCGAACCGATGGTGCCGATCAGCAGCACGATAACCGTTTCACCGCGCAGCAGCAGTTCGTTAACGAGCTTGGTTGCGATGACCGACCCGGAGCCGCCACTGCCAGTCGACAGAACGATGTTAACGTCCATTGGCGGATGCGCCTTCAGGATCGGCTTGACATGTTCTTCGATCAGGGCTTCGTTCTCGGTGCGGTTCTTGCCGCCGCCATCGACCTTGTTCGGAATGGCCATCAGGTAGTTCTCGACATTCGACGAACGCGACGTCAGGTTCGAGGGGCTGGTGTCGATTTGGACGATATGGAATTCGGCCAGCAGGTCCGGGTTGATTTGCACCGAGTCGAGTTCACCGACGATGTTGATCGGGGCACCGCCCGCAGCGTAGAGGCGCATGCGGCCTTTGGGTGCGAGTTTAATGGCATCACTCATGCTATTTTCCTTTTGTTGATTATAGTGAAAAACGTTCAATGCCTTCTGGACATTGAATAGAAGAAACGTTGTAAAAAAACACCCAGTCAGCTATCTTCCACCGACTGGGTTGATTACTTTAGTAACGACCGCGTTCCAAACGCAGATAAGTCGACAAGCGATGATACAACTGCATATGCAACATACCGGGAGTCAACGGCTGCGTTACATTGATTTCTTGCGATGAAAAACCGTAACGAACCAGACTAGCCGATACCGTCAGTTGTTTGAGAGTAAGAACATCGTTCATTGTCGGCACCAGATGGAAGTAACCGCTATTACGACCGTACTGAGCGCCCGCCTCATTTGCAGACTGCAAAACGATGTCTTCTACCGTTTTATTGTCGTACTCGGGGTAACGCACCAGATGAAATTTGGCACGGGGGAAGGCTTGCATGAGAACATGCTGCTGCTGCGACAACGCCAAATCTACATTCACATCCGTGATGTGAATCACAAAGACGCCATCAAAATTTTCTACAGGATTGGGATGAGCTGCTTCCCACAGCGGACGCTGCGGTTGAGGTGGCGCAGCATTGGCGTAACCGTGTGGGTAGTTACCGACTGGCGGAGTGTGAAATGCAGGGGGGGTTGGAGGGAAGGCTCGGTTCCAGGCGCTGTTAAACATCGAACCCAAATTCTGCTCCTGAGAGGGTCGGGCACCGCGACCGAACACTTGGGAATTCATTGCGGCATCTTTCTTGTCCAAACGCTCGATCAACGTCGCTTCCAATTGACGGAAGTAAGCCGCCATCTTGTTATCGAGTTCGCGGAAGCAGCGATCGGTATGTTCCACGCTGGCCAGATCGGTGTCATCTTCTGCTACGCTTTCCGAATCTTCCGACGTATTGCTGCCGGTCAGGACGCGCAGTTTGGGAATGTTATCGCTGAGGATCTTGGCCACTTCGGTAGTGTCTACTGTCAGGGTATGGGTAGTAAAGGCCGCCACGGCATCACTCATGGCGTTGATCAGTTGTTCGATATCGATCGATACCGCCGGCGCTTGAGGCGACGGATAGTGCTTGCCGATGTACTGCGAAGCGATGCGCAGATCCTCGATCAACTGTTCTTTATCTTCGTCCGACAGATCGGCCGGCGTTTCCAGACCCGCCGCAGCACGGATGAAGAGATCCTTGGTTTCTTTCTTCAGGGATTGTTCCAGCTGACCTGGTTTACCGAGCGCAGTTGCCTCTTCTGCAAACTCGTGACGCAGTTTATCGATCGTCGCGCTAAGGCGCGGCACCAGCACTTCTGGATTGGTTTGGTTCACCGATTCTGGGTTGAAGTTCTCGATAACGGCCGCGATAAGGCCCAAAGTGTCGGTACTCAGGAAATTTACCGTGGCGCTACCTGCCAGTTCGTCCAGCGCACGGCGCACCGCTTCCTGGTTGTGGGTGACCGGAGCACCACGAGGGGTGGTCAGGATCATGTGCGCTTGGGCCAGAAGTTGGGCGATTTGGGATTTGTTCATGATTGGTTCCTGTGGTTTGAAGGATTGGTGTTTTTTCAGTCCGCTAACGAGGTTGTTGATATCGCTCAGCAATTTTTCTATCTCATGCTTTGCCATGGAATTTGGCACAAGCGCGGTGCAAGTCCTGGAGAGAATATTACGCTCGTGATGAATCAGCAGATAGGAAAACTGTTCTGGATGCTCATGCGCTTGCGTCAGATAACGACGAATCTCAACGGGGTCGAGGGTGGATTCGTGTTGCTGGGTATTGATGATAAGCGAAGCTGCTTGAGACAAAACAGCAGCCAATTGGAAGTCATTCACGGTAGTTCCTTTCGTTGTTGATTGTGGTTGAGGTTGGGCTTTGAGATATTGCAAGTATGTATACAGTTGTTCAGATTTCGAAAAATTCGACTGAACGGGATCGTCCCACAAACTCGTTTGCGGTGTGGTGCCGATGGCTTTTCTTACTTTGACATCGATAAACCGGAAGTATTTAGGATCTAATGCATTATTAACGACTTCATCAAGGGCGTAGATTGCCAACAACTTCACCTTCGGCACTACGCCAAGAAACTCTTGAAGACGAATAAGTTCTTCCGCGTCTTCTTTCGTCGTCGACTCTTTGTCGTTGAAAGTAAAAACGCGACCACCTTGATTTTTGAAATGATCCAGACTGGACGGAAGACCGCCGTGCCCGCCATGAGTCCAATGAGACGTTTTGACATTCACGAAAACAATAGCTTTGCCTTGGTGTGGCTGAGTACGAGCGTTTTCCAAAGCTTGGGCGAGCGTAAAGCGTGTGGTGTCCATGATGTCCTCTGTTGTTGATTGTAGGAATGCTATGTGCTACGCATCTCAAGGTAGTAATATAGCCATGTAAATTTCTAGGAGCCTGTATGAATCCCATTACCAAGGCACTTGATGAAGTGCTTTTCCGTATTCCACGTGAGATTCTGAAGGTGGTATTCCTCGAACCCTATCAACACTACCGCGATCTCCCGTCGGACATCAAAGAACGTGTACGTTTCATGGTGTTGCAACCACGTGTGCTGGTCGACTGCAATCTGGTTAGTGGTGTGGAAACCCGCATCGACTTAAGCGATGTGGCCAGTGAAACTGTTGATGGTGGATATACCACCGTATTTCAAATCCCCAAAACCAAAACCAACGGCCGATCGATTCTGAGCGTGTTCGATGTCACCTACGGCAATCTGTTTAGTGCCCAAGGTGGTCACGCTACGTATTCCTACGGGCGCGCTAGCCCAGCGTTACAACTGGCATCTGCTACCATGGATGCACAGTTACGTACGCCGTATGTGGGTTCGGCCCGTGTTGAACTGATCGGCGAAAACGTGGTGATGATACAAGACTCGATCATCTTGCCACAGACCTTGTACCTGCGCTGTTCGTTGGAAAACGAAGAGAACATGTCGAACATCCAAGCCCGTAGTTACTTGGTGTTTTCGCGGTTGGTAGAGTTGGCTGTCAAAGCTTTTATCTATAACTCGTACATCATCCAACTCGACATGGGTGAACTGCGCAGTGGTGTGCAAGTCGGTCGTTTCAAAGACATCGTGGAAGGCTACTCTGACGCCGAACAGATGTACCAAGAACACTTGAACGAACAGTGGGCAAAGGTGGCTTTCATGAACGACGCCACTAGCATGACACGCTTTATCAGTTTACTGAGCGGGGGAACAAGATAAAACATAACCTCCCCGCTTCTGCGGGGAGGTTATGATGTTTATTCAACAAGTTTATAAATTCCTGAATCAATGCCTCTTTTGATGGTGGGTCGATGTATACCAGTTAATCTTGAAGCTTCTCGGATAGACTGGTATACAACTCCATCAATATCAATACCTTTTGATCTTTTAAGGTTTGAATTTTTTAACTTCTCATTATTAGATTTTTTATACTCAACATTTTCTAAACGTTTTTTCATAGCTAAAGATCTAGCTAATTTGACTTCTGGTCGATTGGAATACTCGGTCGATTTCTGACTTCTGATTTTCTTAACATCTTCCCGATTTGAATAAGCCTTGATGCCGGCAGTTACTTTCTGACGATATTCCTCGTTCTGCCAATCTCGCTTACGCTGTTCGGAATATTTTTCTTTGACTTCAGGACGATTGGTTCTTTCACTTACTATTTGACCCATTTTCTCTCGACGTTCTTCTGTCCAAGATTCTTTTATTCCGGTTACAACATTTAGCCGATACTGTTCATCTTTCCATAATGCGGCAGTAACTTCCTTATGGACGTTTACACGAGAAGCTCTTTCTTCCTCGGAAAGATTTTCCCACATGGTTTTTGAACGTTGAGCTAGCTCTTCTTTTCTACCAAGTTCTTCCCACATCTTTTTACTTGACGTAGAAATTTTAGCCTTGGTTTCTTCAGTATGTTTCTGACCTTTCATCCCATCACTTACACAAACCAAGCTTGATAAGTTTAAAAACTCTTTCTTACCCCAAAACTTATCAATCAGATTTTGTTCGAAGGCGTAGGCTTCCTTACGACTGGAAACTGGCACCCAAAAGAACTCGAAACGATCATCATCACAATAAGCTTTCTGGAACTTTCGATTACCATGTTTGTTCTTTTCGAGATCGTTGAAATGTCGATACTTTCTTGTATCTCGATCTCCGCTGCCGATATAGAAGACTTTGGTATGGGGATTGTAGATTGTGTAAACACAAAAGTCGTTATACACATCTGTACCGAACTTAGAGGTGTCGTAAATGCTTTCTACGTATTGATTGGAATGAACGCAGTTGACCTGCTGGATTTCTTCGCCGACATTTGTTAGTCTCTTTGTAGACCAAAAGAAATCAAATAAACGTTGGCCGTATTCAGCAGATTCTTCAAGAGTCTTAAACGTTGTGTAAGAGATGAAACAAATATCGTCATTGTCTTGGTAAAGACTCTGAAGTTCGTTGTTAGGGTGTATTCCTAACAATAGCATAAAAAATTCATATCGAAATGCATAGGCGAGTTCCCCGTAACTTACGTAAACTTTATTGCTTGCCATGTGTTTGATCATGTACGCACCGTAGACACCATGATCGAATTCTGGTATTTGATTTTGCATGGTTTTCCTAAAATAATAACTCATACTATCGATGCGTCGCTTCATCTCGCTCCTCTCGGGCGGCAATCGG